TTGACATACTTATTATTGACATCTCATATCGGAAATTGACAAGGGTGGGGGTGGCATTTTACGATTCCAATAGTCCTTTATTGACCACCCAATTTTTTTGGAAAAAATTTTATGGACCCATCCCCCAGGCCTCGCGGTCGCCCCAAGGGTAGCCCCACCAAATCGGAAGCTGACAAACGCTATCTGGCGCGAGAGGACCGGGCATCGGACGCATTCGACCTCAAATCCCTTGTCGGCATGGAGAAGCAAGAGGTGGTCCCGGTCAGGGATCGTGTCAAGAGACATGACCCTGCCGCAATCTCCAAGCTAACCAACCAGGAGATCATCGACTCGCTCAAACGCTGCAAAGGACTCTACTACCTCTGCGCCGAACATTTGGGCGTGACCAAGGCCAAGCTGGCCAACCGCATCGTCAACGATCCTGAACTTGATGCCATCGCCAAGGATGAGCGGGGCAAGATGCTGGACAAGGCAGAGCGCAAATTGATGGAAGCGGTCGAGGATGGTCAACAATGGGCCATCCAACTCATGCTCAAGACCCTGGGCCGGGATCGCGGATATGTTGAGCGACAGGAAGTCCACTCTGTCAACCAAGTCCGCCTCGAAATAGTCGAGGAGATCGTTGACTCCTCCACCTCTGGAAAGTCAATGGAAATCCCCATCACGGTCAACAGTAATTCATATTCGCCCCGCCTACCGGAGACCTTCAACGATGCCGCCGAAACCGAAGGGGATATCGACGAAGACACAGAAATCGACTGATCTCAAGACCGTCACCAAGACGATGCGCCTCCACAAGGTGCAATACGATTTCCACCACTCGGATGCCCTCTATCGCGGATTCGTGGGAGGAATCGGTAGCGGCAAGTCCTATGTGGGAGCCTATGACCTTCTGCGCCGCGCCATGTCGGAGAAGGGCCGGAATCGCCTCTTCATGGTGATCAGCCCGACCTACACGATTCTCCAAGATGCGACGATGCGTACCATCTACCAGCTGGCGGATGACCTTGGTGTGACCAAGGAGAAGTGGAAGCAACCGCCGCGCCTCGTTCTCAACAACGGCAGCGAAATCATCTTCCGTTCCGGTGACGATCCAGACAAGCTGCGCGGACCCAACCTTTCCGGCATCTGGATGGACGAAGCATCCTACATGAGCGAGGAAGTGTTCAACATCGCCATCGGTCGCCTTCGTGAAGGCGGGGACATGGGATTCCTCACCGCCACCTTCACGCCCAAGGGCATGGCAAACTGGACTTACAATGTATTCGGAAAAGGTGACCGCGAAAACACCGCCATCTTCAAATCCAAGACCTCGCAGAATCCCTTCCTCGCTGGAGAGTTTGTGGGGGCGATCTCCAAGCAATACTCAGACAAGCAAGCCTCCCAGGAACTCGATGGAGAATTTGTGGATTCAGATGGTGCGGAATGGCCCAACTCTCACTTTGGAGAGCATATCTGGGTCGATGACTTCCCCAAGAATGAACACATAACCATCAGTACTCTGTCAATAGACCCATCCAAGGGAAAGGATGCCCGTCATGGTGACTATTCGGCAATCATCAAGCTGGCCCGCGACAGGCAGAACATTCTCTACTGTGATGCGGTGATGCTCAAGCTGGATACGGAGCAGATCGTTAGCAGATTCGCAAAGGAGGCGACAGACTTTGAGCCGGATGCCCTGGTTGTGGAGACCAACCAGTTCCAGCATCTGCTGGCCAAACAGATCATGCTTGAGTGTGAAAGCCGGGGAACTGATATTCCAATTATCCAGCTTTACAATACCATCAACAAGGATGTGCGTATCAGAAGGATTGGACCCTATCTCGCCAATAGGAACATCCGATTCAGGAGATCAGAGGGTTCCCGCCTTCTCGTCGCACAACTGCGCGAGTTTCCCCTGGGGAAGTTCGACGACGGGCCTGACGCATTGGAAATGGCGTTGAGGGCAATGATTGGCATTTGGAATAACCGGAAATCGGGGCGTGTTGCGCGGAGACTAATGGCATGAGCGTATGGCAACAAATCCTCAATTTCCTCATCCCTGGACGGTCCAATGGGCGCATCTCCCCTGAGCATGGGAAAAAAGTACGCAGAAACCTACGAGAAAATATTCTTACTAATGATTTCTGGCTTAGTTCTTATATTGACCTTCTTGATCGTTTTAGAGATGGCGGGGTTTATAGCTATCCTATTTCAAATCCCCAAGACCGCATCTACGGGTCCAACTACCCGTTCTGGTATTCAGAGCAGCAGCTTGGACTCTTCCGCGCCCAGGCACGATTAGTCGCCACAACAAATCCGAATGCCCAGGGACTCCTCAACGGACTCTGCTCGTATGTCATCGGGCCGGGGTTCAACTACCGCATCGGTCCCAAGGCGGATTCAGATGTCGAGGACTCACTAGTCCGCGCCGTCCAGGATGTGGTCGAGAAATTCCGCAACGACAACGAATGGGATTTGCTTGAACAGGAAGTCTTCACCCGATCCCGCACAGATGGAGAATGCTTCCTCCGCCTTTTCCCTCAGCCTTCTGGACGGTTATTGGTCCGCACCGTCGAGCCGGAACAGGTGATCCAGCCACCCGGCGAGGATTTCGCCCATTGGTCTTACGGAATTGAGACCGACCCGGACGATGTATTCCACATCAAGAATTACCATGTTGTCCATTCGGCTCCCCGTGGAGAGGATGACAATCACGACAAGACCCCCGAAACTCCGACAGGGGAGATTGTCAAAGCTCACAACATGGTTCACATCAAGTGCAATGTCCCGAAGTCGATCAAGCGGGGCGTTTCTGACTTCAGCTTTGAGACCCTGGAAACATTCTCAATTGCCGCCAAATTGCGCCGGAACCTGGGCGAGGGTGCATCGGTCCAGTCTGCCATTGCTGCCGTGCGACAACACGATACGGCAAGCATCCAACAGGTTGAAACCTTCGTGGATGATGCGACAGACTATTCGGTCGCCAACGCTCCAACTGGACGGTCTACGGATTATCAGCGCATCGAGCCGGGAACCTTCCTGGATATCCCCAAGGGCATGAACTATGTGAAACCGCCGGGAGCAGAATCGGCAACGGATCACCTAGATATCTTCCAGGCCTTGCTGCGATCCGCTGGCAACCGTCACAACGCCCCGGAATGGCTTTCCAGCGCAAACATCTCCGGTGCTAACTATGCATCGAGCCTGACTGCCGAATCGCCATTCCTCCGCAACTGCGTCAGGTTGCAGGCCTTCTATCGTCGCCATTTCTTGCGGATCATCACCAGGGTCATTCGCCATGCCGCCGAGATGGGTCGCCTTCCCATCAATGTTCTCGATCAGGTCGAAATCATCATCACTCCTCCAGCAGTCGAGGCGCGTGACAAGATTGCCGATTCCCAGGCAGATCAGATTTATTACAACATCGGGGCCAAGTCTGTTCAGACCATCGCCCAAGAGCGCGGCCTGGATTTCGAGCAAGAGCAGCACAACATCCAGAAGATGCAAGAACTCATGCCAGACGAGCTTGCACCTGGGGAAACCGAGCAGCAGATTTCGGATTCTGCCCTTAACGGTCTCCAGATCGAAAACCTCACCGCCATCGTCATGCGGGTCGCCACAGGGCAGATTCCCGTGGATGTTGGCCGCGCCATCGCCCGCGCCGCCTTCCCTCTCATGGACGAGTCGCACATTGACGAAATCTTCCCCGAATCAATTGCCAATACCCAGAAGGTTCCGCCCCGCGCCGCTGGTGGGATGGACCCCGTTAAGGAGTTACCAACCGGGACAGACAAGGATTTGCAGAAAACGCCGGAACCGGAAGACCAGCTGGTGGCTGAATCCCTGCAAGAGGGCAAGTACGACAAGATCGACTTCACTCCACCGGCATCGGTTCGCGCCGCAGCAAAGCGGGGTCTGGAGTTGCGTAAAAAGTATGGCAGGGGCGGAACCGCTGTTGGCATTGCCCGCGCCCGCGACCTGTCCAATGGCAAGGAAATGTCGCCTTCCACGATCAAGCGCATGACCTCATTCTTCGCCCGTCACGAAGTGGACAAGAAGGGCGAGGGCTGGGGCAAGGACTCCAACGGTTATATTGCCTGGCTTTTGTGGGGCGGTGATTCCGGTTGGTCTTGGGCCAAGAAGGTGGCCAGGCAGATGGATTCCGCTGATGGCAAGACCGAGAATGTATCCGAGGTTCAATACGGCAAGCCGGGGAAGAATGATCCCAGGAAGACCACGGCGAAACCGCATGAGCGCAGAAAGGGCAGCAAGGAGAACCCCAAGGATTCAGCCTCAAAAGCAAATGCTGATCTGGACTTCTCCAAGGAAACAGATGACCAGATAAAGGCATTGATGCAGAAGCACAACGAGAAAGACCCGGAATTCAAGGCCACAATGGCAACTTTGAAATCCGTATTCCGCCGGGGTGCTGGAGCGTTCTCAACATCCCACGCCCCAGGCATGAGCCGAAGCAGGTGGGGACTGAAGCGGGTTGAGGCATTCCTCTACCTGCTCAGGAATGGCAGACCATCCAACCCGAATTACAAGCAAGATAATGACCTGCTGCCAAAGGGTCACCAACGCTATTCGGGTAATTCGGAGGAGTAATGGATTCCAGGACGCGCCGGTTCAATGCGGAATTGGCATCGCTTATTGGGATTCAACATATTGAAGTCCAATACTCGATCAACCGCATTGCCCGGCAGGCTATGGGTATTATTTCACGCAGATTGCGATTCTCATTGGTCGATGAAAACCTAAAAAGTCCGAAGCATATCGCTTACAACATCGAGATCGGATTTTCAGAATTTGCTTCCTTCGTGGAAAAGCGGATCGAGTCACTTACGACAATTTATTTGCGAAACATGGGGCGCATATTCACTTCCACCTTGGAAAAGTATTCCATGCTGGAGGCGAAGCGGACGATCAATAAGACCCTGTTTCCTGGTGTTCCCAAGAATGTCATCTTGAAGATTGTGGCTAATCAGCGTGTAGCCGATAGGCTACTCAAGAAGATGCAGAAGAGCGGGATGAACCCGTCCACGATGGCGGCGATTGTGTCACTCCAAACAGACACAATGAAAAGACAAAACTTGTTGGAACAATATTTCAGGGCAATGCGTAACAACGCATACACGATTGCCCGAACATCCATGTCCGAATTGATAGGAAAAGCTGGCAAAATTGCTTACGAATCCCTGCCTAAAGATTTGGTTGGTTTCCAGGTTCATGGCATCCTGGACGAGCGCATCCGCCCAGCCCACCGCGCCAGGAATGGCACGATCTATTACAAGAAACCTCGCTATGACAATCCTGGGTTTGACCAGATGCCAAACCCGCCACTAGAGGCGGACGGGTCGATGGCGTACAACTGCCGGTGTTGGTTGACACCGATTATGTCGCTGGATGCCCAGAAGTTTTTTGATTTCAAGGGGCGGATCATTCCCAATGCCAAGATTTTCAATGAATGGTTTTCGACCAGTTCCAAGGACAGGCGGATCATGGCGGTTGGGGTTCGCAGGTACAACGCAGCTATGAAAAGACTGCGAAAAGGCGAAAAACTAGAGTGGGCGAGTATGCTGGACCCCGTAACCGGAATGCTTCTTGACGAAAAACAATTGCTGGCTGAAACTCCCCAGAAACGGGCGGCAAGGATCAAAAAAGCAAAAAAGGTGATAGGGGGGACTTGACAGATTTCGTCAAGCGAAGATTATAGCGATATGCAAAGTACCCAATTATTGGTCGAAGAGTTGCAGGGCATCTTCCAGTTTGGAGCAATCCAACCTGGGAAAAAGCTCGTTGTTGACCGCGATAAGGGTATCATCAAGGGTGTGAAGATCATCGGGTTCAACTCCCAGAATGGTCGCCGGTATCTGCCGGAAGCACTCAAGGAAGCGGTTCCCCTGTATGAGGGGATCAAGGTTAACATTGATCACCCGGAGAAAGGTCCGACCCAGCAGAGGTCGAGCCATGACCGTTTCGGGAAATTCATCAATGTCCGCTTCGTGGAGAGTGAGGGAATCTACGGCGATCTCCTCTACCTGAAGAATCATCCCCTAGCCGATTCGGTTTGCGAGGCGGCGGAAAGGGAAGAGATGAACGATGTATTCGGAATGAGCCACAACGCCCAGGGTGAGGGCACGGTGGACAAGAACGACATTTTTGTGGTTTCCAGGATCACCGAGGTTCGCCATGTCGATCTCGTTGCAGACCCGGCAACAACTAAATCGCTTACGGAATCGCAATCGCCAAGTGAGCAGGAAACAGAAGAAGCGGCGGGAAATCGAGTTCGTTACAAGAGCAAAAGACAGGCTGTTGGCGCGAAACGCAAATTCGTGAAAGCCAAGTCCAAGGGGGCTAAAAAGCCGACCGGGACTCTGAAGGAATCTGATGACGAATCTGAAGATGCCAAGGAAATGCATCAGATGATCATGCAGATTCTGACAAAGAACGACACGCCCGATGACAAGAAAGCGGATGAAATTGTTGCCATTTTAACTGGTGAAGCAGGGGATTATGACATGGAAGCGCAAGAGAGCGTCCAGGAAGAAACCAAGGCCGAAGAGTCTCCCGTAACCGAGGGGAGCTATGGCAAAGAAGACGAGAAGATGAAGGAAGGCGATTACGCCAAGATGTGCGAGAAGTGCGGCGCGAAGATGGAGTCGATGGACGAGGAAAAGCCGGACGAGGATATGTCCGACGAGGAAGAAGAAAAGAAAGCCATGAAGGAGTCCATCGATCCTTCAGCCGAACTCGCACACTACAAGACCAAGGATGCCATCCGTACTCTTTGCGAGTCCAACGGAGTCGAGTTTGAAGAGTCTCTGGTTCAAGACCTTGGTGGTCTTAGCCCGGAGTCCTTGGAGCGGCAGATCAAGCGGATTGCCGCTGCGAATCTCGCCGCGAAACCCAAATGCTCACCCACTCAGGCTACCTTCCAGGAGTCGAAAGAGGGTAGCAAGAAGTTTCCTGAAGGTGATTCCTTGTTCCGTTGGTTGGCAAACTAATTACGAAAGGGGTATAGACGATGGGAACTGCTTTTGGTGGATCGAAGCTGTACAAGCCAGCTTCCGATACCGTGATGAACCTGCCTAGCGTGGCATCCGTTGCCATCAGCGTTGGCGATTTGCTGTTCTGGGATACAACCAACAAGGTGCTGAAGCCCTTTGACCAGTATGTGGCAACCGGCACGGTTAACACCGATCAAGCTGCCATTCGCGCCGTCTTCGCTGGAGTGGCCCTGCAAGGCAAGCTTGCCGCTGACACTTCCGGTGGTTACCCCGCTTTCAACGGTGAAGGCATCACCTTCGCTCCCGATGCTCTTTACGAGGCTGATTGCGCTGCTGCCACTTTCGAGCCTGGCGATCTGGTTGCCGCTTCGGTGACTGCCGCTGCCGGGGCCGGGAATGTGGCTAGCCAATCCCTGGTGAAGACCACCGATGCCGGTGAAGCCCTGGGTTATGTGGTGGAGCGTTATGCCAGCAACACCACCAAGGTTCGCGTCAGGTTGATCGGGCGGTGGTCGCCCTACAACTTCGCTGACTACAACAACACCACCTCCGTCTAATAC